TCGACTCACCTCTCCGTGAACTTCCCGCTCTCTTATCTCTGGCGTCGCCGGCAGGCCGCCGGCATCATTGCCTCGCTCAAGAACATCAAGCGCGCCCCTAACGAGGAGTCGGTCCCCGATGCCCTCTACGGCGATATTCGTCAGCACGCCGTGATTATGGGCGACTTCAACGACTACGCCGGCCGCGCCTCCGCCGGAGTCCGAAAGGTCTTCGACGAGGGCGGATTCCTCGAACAGCGCGACCGTCTTTCAGACGCCGAATTCGACGGAGACAGCCTCCGCACGAATCACGGATTCGGAAAGGCAACACTCCGCGACGCTCGACAGATCGACGCAATCTTTACTCCGCGATAGGCGCGAGGCCGCGCGGACCTCTACGAAAGGAAGCCGCGATGGCTGGACGTGGACCAACACCTAAGGACCCCCGAGACCGAGCGGGTCATTCCAAGGGCCCGAAGCTGACCCTAATCGAGACCGAGCCAACCCCACAGCCGGAACTCCCCGGATCAATGCCCGGCGGCGACGAATGGCCGGATCAAACCCGCAAGTGGTGGCAGATGTGGGCTGACAGCCCTATCACCATGGAATACACGGAGCAGGATTGGGCCGACCTCCTCGACTGCGCCGTGCTTCACGGCAAGTTCTGGAATGGCGCTATCTCGGTCGCTAACGAGCTTCGTCTCCGCGTCGCAAAGCACGGCATGACTCGCGAGGATCGCGCCCGGCTCCGTATCCAGTTCGCCTCGGCGGATTCTGCGGAGACTCGTCGCGATCGCGAGAAGAGCAAGGGCTCGAATACCCCTCGGTATGGCGACCTTAAGGCCGTCTAATGCCTTGGATCCCGAGGCCGGGCCATAAGTACCCGACGCTCGGCTTCGAGGCGATCGCGTGGATCGAGGAATACCTCGCCCATCCCGACATGCCGGATCCCGACGACGAACCCTACGAGCCATTCCGGCTCTACCGTGAGCAGGCCGAATTCATCCTCCGCTGGTACGCGCTCGACCCTCTAACGGGCGTCCGCAAGTATCACCGTGGCGTCTTCGGCCGCTCGCGCGGCTGGGGCAAGTCGCCCATCCTCGGCGCCCTGGCGATCTTGGAAGCGGTCGGCCCGTGCGTCTTCGACGGATGGGACGCGAACGGCCAACCCGTCGCGAAGCCCTGGTCTGAAATCCGGACCCCGCTCGTACACGTCGCGGCCGTCAGCGAGACGCAGACCGCGAACACGTGGACGCCTATTCTCGGCATGCTCCGAGGAAACGCGCCTATCCACAGCGAATACGACATAGAGGCGATGAACACCTTCGTCTCGCTTCCCAACCACGGGAAGATCGAGGCGATCACGGCCAACGCGCGCACCGTCAAGGGCGCTCGTGCTCACTTCGCGGTCCTCGACCAGACGGAAGAGTGGGTCCCCTCGAACGGCGGCGTCAAGTTGGCCGACACGATGCGGACCAACGCTGCCAAGGTCGGCGGCACGACCCTCGAATCCCCGAACGCGTACTTCCCCGGACAGAACAGCGTCGCCGAGCAATCGGCCGTCTACTGGGAAGCCATCCGAAGCGGCACAGCTCGCGACGAGGGCCTCCTCTACGATCACCGCGAAGCTCCCGGCGATACCAAGCTCGACGAGTACGACTCCCTCTACGAGGGCCTCCGCGTCGCGTACGGAGACGCCTCCGGCGACGAGCGCGGCTGTGTCATCCACACGCCGGCATGCGACGCCGGCCACGTCAATATCGACCGGCTCATCCGCACGATTTGGGATCCGACGAAGGAAGAGCAAGACTCCCGCTCCGACTTCCTGAACCAAATCACGCACGCGGCCGACTCATGGATCCCAGGCCCGGTCTGGGCAGCCTGCGAGGACCTCGACAAGATCATCGACGACCGCGACACGATCGTCCTCGGCTTCGACGGCTCTATGGGCCGCACGAAGGGCAAGGCCGACGCGACCGCCCTCATCGGCTGCCGCGTGAACGATGGCCACCTCTTCGAGATCCGCGTATGGGAGCAACCGCCCGGCGTCGCCGGCAAGAATTGGATGCCCAACGTCTTCGAGGTCGAGCAAGTCATCGCGGCGACGTTCGAGCAGTATCGCGTGATCGGCTTCTACGCTGACCCGTCTCACTGGGTCCAGCAGTGCGCGAACTGGCAAGCGAAGTACGGCCGCCGGCTCAAGGTCAAGGCCACGCAGAGCGATCCGATCATGATGTGGCCTCGCGGCAAGACGGCCAACATCGGCCCCGCGCTGAAGCAGTTTCACGACGACGTCAGCAACCGCGAGATGACGCACGACGGCGGCGCCTCGCTCACCCGCCACATCCTCAACGCTCGGCGTCGCTTCACGCGCTCCGGCTACCTCATCTATAAGGCATACCCGGACTCTCCCGAGAAGATCGACGCGGCCTATGCGGCCGTGCTCGCTTGGAAGGCGCGGACGGACGCGATCGCAGACGGCTTCGGGAAGTCCGAGCCACGACAAAGAAGGGTGATGGTCCTGTGACTACAGCTCCGACGCTCATCACCCTACAAGGGCTGAACGATGACGAGCAGGCGATCGGTAATCGGCTGACAATGCAGCTTCAGAAGTGCTGGAGCGCGAACAAGGAAGCTCAGGACTTCTACGAGGGCAAGATGAAGCCGCGCACGCCGGCTATCTCCGTCCCTCCGAAGATGCGCTACATCGAGACCGTGCTCGGCTGGCCCGGAATCGTCGTCGACGTGCTCGAAGAGCGCCTCGACTTCGAGGGCTGGGTAGCTCCGGAGGTCGAGGACAGCTACGGCCTCGGCGACATCTTCGACGCGAATAACCTCCAGGTCGA